TTATTTTCCCCATCGAACACAACGACATTTGGGAGTTTTACAAACAACACCAGGCTGCGTTTTGGACAGCCGAAGAAGTCGATTTATCTAACGATATCAGGGATTGGCAAAATCTAACGGATAACGAGAAGTATTTCATTAAAAACATTTTATCGTTCTTTGCTTCATCGGACGGTATTGTTAATGAAAACCTTGCCGAGAATTTTTTAAAGGAAGTCCAATATCCAGAAGCCAAGTTTTTTTATGGCATGCAAATAGCAATGGAAAACATCCACAGCCTTATGTATTCTTTGTTGATTGATACCTACATATCAAACGCACAAGAAAAACTAGAAAGTTTCAGGGCATTGGAACATTTACCAGCCGTACAAAGAAAGGCTAAATGGGCTTTGGATTGGATTGAAAACGCTTCTTTTCAAGAAAGACTAGTTGCGTTTGCTGCTGTAGAGGGTATTTTCTTCTCAGGATCATTCTGTTCAATCTTTTGGTTAAAATCCAGAGGTTTGATGCAGGGGTTATGCAACGCAAACACACTTATCTTTAAAGATGAAAACTTGCATTGTGATTTCGCAATTCATTTAATCAACAACCACGTTGAGAATAAACCTTCAGAATCTAGAATCAGAGAGATTTTATTATCTGCTTTGGATATCGAAAAAGAATTTATCACAGAGTCATTACCAGTGTCACTTATTGGTATGAACTCGAATCTAATGAAACAATATTTAGAGTTTGTTACAGATGGTTTGTTGACTAAATTTGGGTGCAAAAAAGAATTTAATGTTGAACAACCTTTTAAATTCATGGAACAAATTGCCGTGGAGACAAAAGGGAACTTTTTTGAATCAAGAACCGTAGAGTATCAGAAAGCTAAACTTAACGAGAAACTTAGCTTTACTGACGATTTTTAAATTAAACTAAACAAATAAAAAAATAAAATGATCATACAAAAACGTAATGATGAGCAAACCTCATTTAACCCGTCAAAGATTTTAACTAGAATTAAAAAAGCGGCTAAAGGGTTAAAAGTTAGCTCAGACGAAATTTTTATAAAAGTAATCACTTCATTACCAAATGAGGGGGTTGTAACAACAAAAGAGATTGATAAGTTGTTGGCTGAAATAGCTGCTTCATATACTGGTAGTCATTATGATTACAGTAAATTAGCCGCCAATATTGCCATCTCTTCTTATCACAAAGAGACAAACCCTAGCTTTAGCGAAACAATGAAATTATTAGCTGAAGATAGCATCATCAATGATGAATTGATAAAAATGATTGAGGATTATGGTGTTGATAACGTAGATGCCGTTATTAATCATGATAGAGATTTCCAATTTGACTATTTTGCCTGGAGATCTTTACATGAAATGTACTTAACAAAAACATCTCAAGGTAAACAAATTGAGAGACCCCAACACATGTATATGCGTGTGGCTTTATGGGTTACCAAATCATTTGAAGAGGCTGTTGAGTATTACGAGGCATTGTCTAACCAATACATTTCACCAGCAACACCTATTATGATTAATTCTGGTACCAAAATACCACAATTAGCGTCATGTGTGTTACACTACAATAACGATGACTCTAGAAACGGTCTTTTAGATAGTTTAAGAGACATCTCTGTTTATTCTGCTGACGCAGCTGGTATTGGACTATGTATGTCAAATATCCGTAGTAAAGAGAGTAGAATTAAAACATCTGGTGGTTTTGCTGGTGGGTTATTAAAATACCTTAAGATTGTAAACGAATCACTTCGTTTCTTTAACCAACAAGGGCGTAGACCAGGAAGTGCGGCAATCTATATTGAGCCATGGCACAAAGATATTTTTGACCTGCTTGAAATTAAAAAGAACACTGGTGCTGAAGAATTAAGAGCAAGAGATTTATTCACAGCGTTATGGATTCCAGATAATTTCATGAGAGCGGTTGAAGAAGATGGTGATTGGTATTTATTCTGCCCTAATGACATCGTTAAGAACGGTATTAAGCCACTCCAAGAGTGTTTTGGGGATGAGTATGAAGCCAACTACAATAAAGCTGTAGAAATGGGCTTAGGTAAGAAAGTAAAGGCCCAGGAAATCTGGATTAAAGTTATTGAGTCACAGGTTGAAACTGGGGTACCATATCTTTGTTCAAAAGACAATGCCAATAAAAAAACAAACCACCAAAATATTGGGGTTATCAAACAATCAAATCTTTGTAACGAAATTTATCAGTTTACAGATGAAAAGACAACAGCTATCTGTACATTATCATCTGTGGTTGTTAAAAATTACGTTAAAAACAAAACATTTGATTTTGACCAACTTTACTTTGAGGTTAGAAAGATTGTTAGGGCTCTGAATAAAGTAGTTGACATTAACTCATATTCAACTGAAAAGGGTAAAAAAGGCGGTTTGGAACAAAGAGCAATTGCTATTGGTGTTCAAGGACTTGCTGATGTATTCTTTTTAATGGACTATGTGTTCACGTCTGAAGAGGCTAAAACACTTAACAAAAGAATTTTTGAAACGATTTATTTTGCTGCTATCAGCGAAAGTAATGAATTGTGTAAAACTGGTGAATACAAACCTTACAAACACTTCAAAGGTTCCCCAATGTCAAAAGGTATTTATCAATTTGATATGTGGGGTGTTGATCCATCTGACTTAATGTGGGATTGGGATTCATTAAAAGAATTGGTTAAAGAACATGGTATTTGCAATAGCCTATTTACCGCACAAATGCCAGTGGCCTCTTCCGCTAAAATAACAGGTTCATATGAAATGACAGAAGTTATCCCATCTAATCTATTCAATAGAAGAGTTGTAGGTGGTGAGTTCTTAATCGCTAACAAATATTTGATTGAGGATTTTGAAGATTTGGGTATTTGGTCAGAAGCTTTTAAAAATGAGATTATTATGAACGAAGGGTCGATCCAAAATATTAATTTTAACAAATTTTTGGACCCAACTGATAAGCATTATGAGAAGAAAATTAAGAGAATTGAGCACTTAATCCAAAAATATAGAACAATTTGGGAAGTTTCACAGAAAGAATTGATTGATATGGCCGCTGATAGAGCACCATTTATTGACCAATCACAATCTATGAACGTTTATTTCCAGGCACCAACCGTTCAGAAATTGTCATCTAGTCACTTCTGGGCTTGGAAACGTGGTCTTAAATCACTTTGTTACTATGTTAGAACAAAAGCTATCTCAACTGGTGCAAAACACTTAGCAATCAGTATCAGTAACAGTGAGACACCAACCGCTGCAATCGCACCTAAACCAGAACCAATACAAGTTCAGGAAACGGTAAAACCAGAAAACAGCCAATTTGATTGTTTTGGGTGTAGCGCATAAGTAAAACAGCGATATTATTGAAATCCCGTCACATTGGCGGGATTTTTTTTTATTTACAAAAAATAAATTATTACGATATTTATTTATAAAAGAATATGGCAATTAAAAAACAAACATTTGGTATTGATTTCCCTTTTACGGAATCAAGTAGCGGTGATTATGTTGGTTTAACGACAATACCAGAAGCTGAGGTGAAATCAATGTTAATACACCTTCTTTTAACAAGAAAGGGATCTAGGTATTACTTACCAGACTTTGGGACTAACTTGTATCAATATATCTTTGAACCGCTTGATGAAACAACATTAGGTAAAATAGAAAATGAGATTCAGGATGCGGTTGAAAAATACATACCAAATTTAAAATTAAATGCAATTAACATTACAAATGTTGGGAATGAGCCTGAATTTTTAAATGATACCGAAAAGGAACACCAAATCAGAATAAACTTAGATTACACAATAAGCTCCAAAACATTCTCAACGAGCGATAAATTATCAATAACAGTATAAAATGGCAAACAGACAAATAAATTATAGTAAAAGAGATTTTGCTTCTTTAAAAACGGAGCAAATAAACTATATCAAACAGTATTACCCAGAGGTTGTACAAAGCTTTAACGATGCGTCAATACTATCAGTATTCTTAGATTTAAATGCGGCTATTGCTGATAACTTAAACTATCAAATCGATAGGGCGTTGCAAGAAACTGTTTTAGATTACGCACAAGAACGACAATCGTTATATAATATTGCTAAGACATATGGTCTTAAATTACCCACAAAATCTTCAGCTGTTGCGGTTGTTGAGTTTACAGCTCAAGTACCTGTTTACGGAGATCAAGAGGATATAAGATACTTACCAGTTATTAAAGCTGGTACACAAGTTTCAAATGGCGAAAATACATATGAATTGGTGTATGATGTTGATTTTAATTTAGCCACAAATAGTTCTGGTAACGTTGATAGAACAAAGAGACCTATTTTTGTTAACAACAAGATAACAGCTTACTCAATTACAAAAACTGGTATTGTTATAGCTGGTACGACAAAAGTTTATAACCAAACGTTTGTAAACTCAATACCTTTCTACAAAATAACTTTACCAGAAAACAACGTTTTATCTGTTGAGTCTGTAATCCATAAAGCTGGTACGACTTTTACAGCGACACCAACCGATAGCGAATTTATCAGTAGTCCAAATAAGTGGTATGAAGTACCTTCATTAGCTGAAGATAGTGTTTTTGTTGAAGACATAAATTCACCTAGAGTAAGTGGTATCGCAAAAGGTATTTACCAAAAAATAGATAAAAGATACATTACCGAGTTTACCCCAAAAGGTTTTTGTACAATAACCTTTGGTGCCCAAACGGATTCATCTTTTGATATTCTAGACGATTTCCTAGATGGGGGTACTTTTGACCTTAAAAGTTTTTTAAGAAATGGTAGCCTTGGTATGGCACCAATAGCTAACACAACAATATTTGTTAGATATAGAATTGGTGGCGGTGTTGGAACAAATACTGGCCCTGGTACAATAACAACTATTAACAGATTAACATCGACTATAAACGGCCCAGATACAGCAATTAATTCAACCGTACAATCATCAATAACGGTTACAAATACAACACCAGCTGTCGGGGGTTCTGACGAACCAACGGTTGAGGAGTTAAGGAACTATATTGGTTATAATTTTGCTGCGCAAAATAGGGCTGTAACGTTAAATGACTACAAAGTCCTACTATTAAGTATGCCAAGTAAATTTGGTACCCCAGCAAAAACCAGTATAACACAAAAACAAAATAAAATTGAAATAGGTGTCTTGTCTTATGACGCTAATGGTGATATATCAAACACGGTGACATCTTTATTGATGGAAAACATAGCCGCTTATTTATCCAAGTTTAGAATGATAAACGATTATGTGGTTGTTAAACCAGCTGAAATCATTGATTTAGGTTTTGAAATTGGTGTTTTGGTTGAAAACGGTCAACAAATATCAGCGGTATCAAATATAACCACAATTGTTGAAAACGAATTTTTGGATGAGAAAAAACAATTAGGTAAGAGTTACAGTGTTGGTGAGATGATCAAAAAGATTACGCAAGTTGATGGTGTTTTAAACGTTAATTATATTAAAGCATTTAATAAAACTGGAGTTGGTTATTCAACAAACACAACAAGCCAATCATTAATTGATTCCGCAACTGGTGAAATAGATATAACAGGCAATTACATAATTGTTGATGAATATCAAATGCTAAACATTAGAAATGGTGATACTGATATAAAAGTTATACCAGTTATTGCAACAGGAATTAATTAATTATGGAAAAAAACATTAGAATAGTTTTAAATGATAGCCAAACAAATGATAGGATTCAAGTAAACTTAGAAGACGATTTTGATAATCTAGAAATCTTAAGTTTAAAAATATCCAGTACGGATGTTTACAGAAAATCCTCATCTGATTTTGGTGTTATTGTTGGTAGAGTTCAAACAACCAATGGCTACGGCTTGCAAAATGCGAGGGTATCTATATTTGTACCCATAGAAGCTGATGATAAGTTAAGACCAGAGATAACTGAATTGTATCCATTTGAAACTGTTAATGATCAATTCCCTAATGGAGTTAGGTATAATTTATTACCAAGAACTAGAAACCAAAATCCTAGTCATAGAGCTGTTGGTAATCTACCAAACATCAGCGATTTTGTCCATTACCCACAATATGTTGAGATAATGGAAAAATATTATAAGTACACAGCAATAACTAACGACTCTGGTGATTATATGATATTCGGTGTACCAGTTGGTTCACATAATATTATGATGGACTTTGACCTTTTTGACACAAAAAGTTTTGAGTTGTCAGCTAATGATTTAGTTGAATCAACAACGCAGTACACCAGCATAAAAACAATAGCTGAATCAACAACTAGTGCAAATAGCTCCGATGTCAATAAAATACCTAATTATATTTATCAAAATGACGGTACTTTTAATGTTGAAGTTAAAACAAACATTAATGAGATGCCTAATATTTTTAATGAGGTAAAACAAGTAAATGTTTCACCTTTTTGGGGTGATGACGTTGAGCACGATGTTGGTATTACAAGATGCGATTTTAAAGTTAATTACAGATACACACCAACAGCCATATTTTTTGGTTGGGTAGCTACCCCAAGCGCTGGTTATTACATAGATCAAAACTACAACTTTTCACTTTATAATGATAAGAAAATAGAGTTATATGGTTTTGATAAAAATTTAAATCGTGATACATGTGAGGTTTGGCCGCTTGATGACATGGTGGTTGTTGTTTACAGATTAGATGATAAACTAACACCAGGTAGTAGAGTTAGGGTTGGTGCTTTTAAAGCTGAAAAGGGTACGGGTATATTTAGAATATCGTTACCGATGTACATGGACTATTATAAATTAACCCAATTTGGTGATTTGGTACCCACAGATGATACTGAAAATAGTATACCAACAAAAGGTTACTACGCATTTGAGTTATATGAAAATGGCGAATCTTACCAAACACGAATACCGTGGGGTGGTTATAAAATATCACCAACGCCTGGTATTAGAATACCAGCTTCTAGGGACGGTGAACCTTTAACGGGTGGTTGGGAAGGTACTAAAAACGGTTTATTTGAGTATGATTTAATTAATAGAAAAAGAAAATTTTATACAATAAAAACTAAATATAATAAACATAGAGCTGATAACGTATCTTATGTTGGTAGTGAGGTAACTTATTTCCCCACCGTAAACCCTAACAAGGATATCGAATGGAATTTTCCTGTTAGTAGAGAAGAGGCTGTTTATGTAAATAACATTGAAATAATAGGATCAACGTTAATACCAAGATATCTATTTGATGTCGCACCTGGTTTTGATTTTGAAAAGATTGATTATACT